CCCAACAGGAACTTCGCCATAGACCATGGGGATTGTATAGAGGCGATAATGGTGGATGATCCAAGGTATCATCCCGAGAACTGCTTCAACGACGACGGGGAGAAGATCCCCTACCCCATGAAGCAGATAAAGGACTACGTTGAGCTGTTGACTCCTATTAAAGAGAAGATGATAGTGATATTGGACGGGAATCATCCCATGAAGCTGTGGAGATTTACCAACTTGACTCGCTATGCTTGCGAGGAGTTGGGCGTCCCTTATGGGACGTTCGTGGCCAAGATAGTCTTCAAGAGCCGAAGTAACAAAGTGCTCTTTAAGAGCTACCACACTCATGGTTTCAAGAGCATAAACAGCACTGCAGACGATCCCCAAAGAAGAACTGTGAACATGAAGCTACAGCTGAAGAGGCATCTGAAGCACAAAATGGGGGACTGTATATTAATGTGTAAGGGGCACACCCATAGATTGTTAGTGTGCGAGCCTTCCCGAGAACTTTTCATCACTGATGTGAATGGGAAGTTGAAGCAAGACTACACCGGGTTGTCGGGTGCATACTCCGGAAATTATATCCACGAGGACCACCGCTGGTATGTCAACACAGGCTCTTTCCGGAAAACCTACAAGATCGGCATTTACAGCTATGCAGAGGTTCGGGAGTATGATCCGATGGAAATAGGCTTTGCTGTGGCACGGATCAGAGATGGCATGGTAGTGGGAGTGGATGAAATAAAATTTGGAAGGAAAGAAAATGAGTAAAGCAGGAAAGAAAGGCAGAAAGCATGGGCGCAATAAAAGGAAGTGTGAAAAGTACCGTTTGGAAGGGAGGCGCGAGAGGAACAAGGCACGCAAAGCAGAGAAAGAAAGGAAGAGGCAGGAAAGGCTCCGGCGCAGAAAAGAAAGGCTTAAACAAGAAAGACTTGCCTCTTCCAAGGGCAATTCTTCCCCCTCCAAAGACCTTCAAACACAAAAAGAAGTACGACAGGAGCAAAACGAGGCATGAAGACAAAAAGATGTTCTCATCCGAAGCATACTGGTAAAAGAGAACTCCCAGTAACAGAGTTCTCCCGGCATCCCCTGACCAAGGATGGGTATCAGAGCATCTGTAAAGAGTGTAACCGTAGGCTGGCCAGGGCCAGAGCCAGGCGTTTATCACTGAAAAAGAAAAGAGCAAAAGGCAAGGACCCCAAGAAGGACTATTGGGAGAACAAGGCTGAGGTGGACTACCGAGAGCCTGAGTATGACTACAAGAACGAAATCCCTGCTGACATTCCCATAGGAGACTTGATGGATGGTTAATGAAGAACTTAGAGACTTCTTGCTGAAACGGCAGCATTATGTAGCCCGGTTTGAGAATGGGACCATAGGGGAAATGCTAGAACCCTACAATAGGGCCAAGGGGGAGCTGATGGAGAAGGTGGCCCGGCTGGAGGATTACGGGCAGGGATACACCCTACAGTATCGCATTGACAGGCTCAACTCCCAGATACGGGAAATGGACATAATCCTGAAGAATGCTACGGAAGGGGCCATTGACAACTTGTCCTACAACCTCCAACAGTTCGCTCTTACAGAAAAAGAGTACTATGAAGGGCTCCTTTCTGATGTGTTCAAGCCCTTCACCATAGAGATCGCCCGCATTCCCTTCGAGGCAGTCAGTGCGATGATCGACACCCCCTTGGGGGGGTTGACCTATGCTGAGAGGATGATGAAGAACTACGGGGAAACGGTGTACTTGATGAAGTCTGAACTTACCCAGGCCATTATACAGGGAGAAGACATGGCCAGGGCGTCCCGGAGACTTCTTGGTGTGGGGGCAAAGGTTGGCGGGCTGGTAGGCAATAGGATCAGGAAGCAGGCTGAAGTGATAGCCAGGACTGAGATACAGAGGGTATCCAATGCGGTGAGCTACAAGATATACGAGGAGAACACTGATGTACTGAAAGGGGTACAGTTTGTGGCAGTCTTGGACGACAGGACCTGCCTGGCATGCGGAGCCAAGGACGGCAGGGTCTTCTACTTCAAGAAGAACCCCCCTACTCTTAATGACAGACCACCTTTACACCCCCGCTGCAGATGTCTATTGGCACCAATCACCAAGTCCTGGAAGGAGCTGGGAGTTGACAAGGAAGAAGTCCCTCCTGGGACCAGGGCCTCTTTCTCGGGCCAGGTGCCCACTACCTTGGACTATGCTGGCTGGTTAAAGGCCATGGACACAAAAGATCCTGCTTTTGTGCGTGGCATACTGGGGCCTACCAGGTACAAATACTGGAAAGGAGGCAAATTGGAACTTTGTAAGATGGTGATAGACAACAAGGTGCTAAGTCTGGACGAGCTGAGGAAAATTGCTAAGCCTATTATTAAAGAACCCACGGGCCTTAAGGCCAGAATGACCAAACGCCAGCTTGCTGCCTTGAAGAACAAGTGGGTAATAGACAAGCAGGCCCGTTCCATAGCTGAGAAGTGGGAGAAGAAAGTAGCCCAGGAGATTGAGGCTGAGCACATTACAGGCAACAGGCCTTTTGATATGTTCTTGAACAATGAATTTATTGAGTTCAAGACTGTGGTGAAGAATGACAAGGGCTTAATGCATCAGGTATGGCTCTCAGACGATGCTATCAAGAGGAAGAAAACCTTTATGCAGAAGTACAAAGTCAGGGGGCATCAGGTCGTAGTGGATGTGTCCCCAGGCTCAGAGACCTATGGACAGTTGTTTTACAGGAAAGGGATAGGCAGATTCAGACTCAAGAATATGGAAAGTCTTGGTAACATCGGCAATCCAGAGACCTTCACCAAGCTTCAGTCAAGGCTGATGAAAGGGGCAAGGAAATTTGATTCTCCCCCAATAGCCAAGGCCCCCAAGGTTAATACCAGAACAGTAAAACAGGCTGAAAATTGGGCTAAAAAGGAAATGGGGATTGAACAAGTGGACTATGATGACTTAGACAATGAACTGGCACAGTTATTCAACCAGTACCTGAAAGGTGCTTATGACGAGTATGGGGTCAAGCCCAGGGTGGTCAAGTTCGACAGGAGCGTGTTTGTTGGCAAAAACAAAGGAGCAGCGGCACTGAGTTTTGAAGATGGTACAATGGCCTTCAACCCAGACCTGTTTACTACGGTAAACGAAGTAAGAGCTCTTATGCAGGAGCAAGCCTGGAGCTGGAATTGGCTGAGTACTTCAGATGTGGGGCATGTGTTCAAGCATGAGTTCGGGCACTTGAGATATTTCCAACTGGGAGGCACAGAGGCTTCCGCCAGCAGGAAGCTGTCCAAGAAAACCCTTGAGGAACTGTACAAAGGCATAGGCAGAACAGACTTGCCCAGGTTTATCAGTAAGTATGCTTTGAAAAGTGAGGGAGAGTTTTACGCTGAAATGATGGCCAAGATAATGAATGGGGAACCTCTGCATCCAGTGGTTAAGAAAGTAATCACCCAGATTGAGAAAAGAATAAGCAAGGGTTTGCGTAAAAAAGTGAAAAGGCGGAGGTAATGCGGAAATGATTACAATTCTACAATGTGGCAAGTGCAAGTTTAAGGACACACTTAAGTGGAAATTTGAGGAGAATTTTACGTTGAGTAAACTGGTTTGCTCTCAATACGAAGATGAAATACCAGATTTTGTTGAAAATTCTGAGACCAGTTGTCCTAAGTTCGAGGAGGCAAGGTAATGATATACATATCTGACGGAGAACAACAAGTGGGGGAATTTGGCGGTGTTGGGACAGTTGAGTTTTTCTATGAAGTAGCAAGGGAACTGAAACTGGAACAGTTACAAAGTTTCATAGACAATGGTTTTACTATTGACATTGCTTCTGTGATTGATGAGCTTAGAAGCGTGGACTGGCCTACTGTGGATGGGTACAACGAAGTAGCCTCTGAGGTAGCAAAAGCCCTGCTGAAGTGTTCTGATCTTGCTATTTTGGAATAGATTTTTAAAACCATTACATGATTTTTTATAATTTTTAATGAATAGGAGTTTTAGAAATGCCAGTTCATTTAGGAAAGGATACTAAAGGTTGTTATGCTCAATGGGGAAACCAGAAAAAATACTACTATCCTTGCGGGAACAAGCAGGCCCGAGACAAGGCGAAGCAGAAGGCTTACCTTCAAGGATATGTGATAACGGGAGGAAAAGGAGAAGCGGGCATGGAATCATATTTTAGGAAGGTGCTTGAAAAGAGTCACAAAGACCATAAGTTCAGCTCCTTCGAGCAGGCTATGGTCCGTGCGATAATTAGCAAGAACAAGCTGTGGACAGAGGAAGATTGGAAGGAGCATGATAAGTTTTTTGAAATCACTGAGCAGGGAAAACCCCAGGACAAGCCCGGTGGAACCAATGTGGGCAAGTATAGAACCAAGGGGCCTTTCTGCGGACCCAGTGGCGGGGCTCCTCCCGGTTCTTTCCCTGTGAATACTCGGAAGAGGGCTATTGCGGCCTTGGCGTATGCTAGGAATGCCCCGAACCCGGCAGGAATAAGAAAATGCGTCTGCCAGCACTGGCCGAAACTTCCTGCCTGCGGCGGAGGAAAGAAGAAATAATAAGGAGAGTCGGGATGAAGAAGAGAAAAAAGATATTCAACACTAAAGACATTGTGGATTCCTGGACCGACAATCCCTTCGCGAATGTCAAAGAGACCTCTCTTGACCCTACCAACCGGGTGATAAAGGGGGTGTGTGTCTTTGGCAGAAGGGAAAGTCTCAACGGCTATACCTACACAGACAAGGCTATCGACAGCTTGGTAAACTTCACCAATGGGGCGAAGTTCTTCATTGACCACCCAAGCAAATCTTCTATCAAGGAGACCGACGGCGTGAGGCCCATGTCCAAATGGGCTGGCGTATTCTTCAATGCCCGTAAGGAGGGAGACGAGAAGGTTTATGCTGACCTGAAGGTTCGTTCTGCTTATTGGGACCTGCTTGAGGATGTGGCCACTATGATGCCCGAAGGCATTGGGTGCTCGATCAATAGCAGGGTGAAGGTCTACACAGACGACAAAGGGAACGAGTCTATTTTGGACATAGACTACTTGAAGTCCATTGACCTGGTATCCCAGGCGGCGACCACGGTCAGCTTGTTCGAGCATCTCCCGGATACTACTTCGGAGGAGGACGAGCAGGATGAGGAAGCTTTCACTGCTGAAGGCATTTTGACAGACAAGCTCAGGCAAAGGGAGCTGTCAAGGGCCATCAATGAACTTCAATATTCAGCAAGCGATCTGATTGATGAAATACTCCGGGACCAAGAGAAGGCCTTTACAGACAAGAAGAACGAGATCTTAAGCATCTTGGACGATCTGGAGAAGGAGATTGCCAAGATCCTGAAAAGTGGCAAGGTCCCTGCCACTGAGCAAATTACTAATATTACTAATAAGGAGGACGACATGGATTGGAAAGACATCACCATTGAACTTTTGAGCAAGGAAAGGCCTGATATCATTGATGACATCAGGGCATCCTTAAAGGATGCAGAACATGTTCAAAAGACCGAGAAGGAACTCGAAGAAACCAAGGTGAGGCTGGAGGAACTCGAAGGGAAAGTTAAAGAACTTTCCAAAGAGAACGAGGACCTGAAGAAAGAGAACGAGGACCTGAAGAAGAAGCTTGATGAGTATGAGACCAAGGAAAAAGCAGCCAAGAAAGAGGCCCTTATCAAGCAGAAGATGGAAGAGCTGAAACTTCCCAAGGATGCGGTTTCTGAGGTCTTTGTGAAAGACCTGATGCTGAAGGAAAAGGAAGAAGAGATCACTGAGGCCATCAAAGACCGGAAAGAACTTTGGGAAAAGGGCCAAAGCAAGATCAAGGGTGCTGGCGAGGAGTACCATTTCGCTGATGAAAGATCCGGCGACAAGCTGAAAGAAGTAAAAGAAAGTTTCATCAAACAGATCAAAGGATAATCGGAGGTAGATCATGAATACCAAAGACAGGCTTGTTCATTTGAGGGGCGACACGAATGAGGTGTTGGTCCCCATTCATGGAAAGACTACTATTGAGAAGGGAGAGCCCATATTTCTCGCGGGCTCGGGCTCCAACATTGTGGGGGCTCCTGGAGATTACTATGGGTACCCTGCGACCCAGTTGGCCGATGTTACCAAGACCTACTTCGACCATAACTTGGTCGGGATAGCCATGAAAGGAAGTGAGTCTGGAACTACTGAAGACATCAGGGTTGCCACTACTGGTATCTTCAGGGGAAGGCTCTACTCTTCAAGTGGTCAGGATGTGAAGGTTGGCTACAGTGTGGCAGGGACGACTCATGCGTCTGGAGCATCAATTTCCGGAACATCTCTCAACTGTGGGCCATCTCATGATTATGGAAGAATGGGAATCTGCGTGAAGTCTGAGAGTGGTGCGTCCTATGTTGACTTTATGCTGATGACCCGGTTCTCTGGTGTGAGCATTGACAAACTGGGGGCGACTTAATGGGTGATAGGAGAGTAATTAGATATGGGAATACCTATAACACAGCAGTTGTCAAAGTTCGCGGGAACGTGGAAGTTGAAGAAGGAGATCTCATGTTCCTGGACAGGGTGGACGGCCTTCGGGACAAGGGAACTTCGACTGCCGACTGGTATGCGTACCCTTTCGAGAAGCTTTCGTGCTCCACGGGGACCTTGGCAGCCAACAGAACACTTGCCAAGGAGAACTTCGTGGGTGTGGCTGCGGGGTATTCTGAATCGGGTGTTACGGAAGATCTTGCAGTATATGCGGACGGTATTTTTAGGTATCCCCTCAAGCACTCTCATCATACCAAGGTTGGTTATTATGTGGTGCCTGCTGGTTCGGGCACCACTCTATATAACCAGAAAGTGGAAGTTAAAAGTGATGACTCAGATTTCATTGGGATTGTTTGTGACAGTGGAGAGTTCAGGAGCACGGTCGATGTCCGGATTTCTACTCTAATCAAACCTCTCCAGATAGGGGAAAATCTTAGTTAGTTAGGAGGAAGAAGATGTTTAGAGACAAAGTGGGAACGGCTTTGAAAGATTTGATTGAACAGGCTGGCAATGCTGGAGCTGTTCAGGTCATAAGGGAGGCCTTCGCAGAAGGCAAATTGAAACCCGAGGACTTCAGTCTTCGGGAAATATGGGAGGCCTGTGAGGGAGGAAGAAGTGTTCAGGAAGCGGTGACTTCTGACCTGTTCCCCAAGATCACAGGCGAATTGATCAATGCCAAAGTGGTTGCGGCTTATGAAGCAGCCCCGATCATTGGCAATAAGCTGGTCACGGAAGTCCCCTCCAAGCTCAAGACCGAGACAGTGACGGGGTTCGAGTCTATTGACACCCCGGATGAGGTGCCAGAAGGTGCCCCGTATGCTGAGGCGGAGTTTGGAGAGAAGTATGTGACCATTGACAACAAGAAGTATGGTCGGATTGTTTCCATCACTGAGGAAATGATCCATTTCGACCAGACAGGGCAAGTACTGGCCAGGGCCCAGAGGATTGGCGAGAAGGCTGCCCTTTACAAGGAGAAGCTGATCCTGGAGAAGGTTCAGGATGTCAACTCCGATGCCTTCAAGCCCAACGGGGTCGCCACCGCCCTTTACCGGACCAGCGAGTCATCCCTGGACGATGGGACTACTCTTCGGATCAACTCCAAGAGCAGCACTCCGTTCGGGGAATCCGGGATGGAAGATGCGTGGAAGCTTATGCAGAAGATGGAGGACGAGAATGGAGACCCCATCTTCATCAATCCCATGAACCTGACGGTTCTGGTTCCCGCAGACCTCTGGGTGCCTGCGCAGCAGCTGGCCAAGAGTACTCAAACCCCAGAAAGCGCAGAGAATGCGATCAATGTGTTTGCCGGGACTTTTACGCCGTTGACTTCTTACTACATCACCAAGCAGTCTGCTACTACTTGGTATGTTGGTGACTTCAAGCAGGACTTCTGGTGGCTTACTGTTTGGCCGCTTCAGACCTTGGCTGCGAAGCCCGGAAGTACTGCGGAGTTCGAGAAGGACATCAAGGCCCGATTCAAGGTGCGTTTTTTCGGGGGATGCGGTGCGATAGATTATCGGCACAGCTTCAAGTTCACTACGTAATGGTAGTGGAGGTTGCTTAGCTCATGGCTGTTGACCATAAACTTTGCGAATGTGGTTGTGGCAAACCAGTGACCCCTGGTCGCAGGTTCTGCCACAACCACCACCGCAGGGGAGTAAAGGTTTCAAAGAAAACTATAAAGAAGAGAGTGGAATCCCTGAAGAGGTACTACTCTACTCACACCTTTTGGAAGAAAGGCAAAGTGTTGGTCGACGGCCAATGGGCAGACAAGGACAAGATAGAACTTCCTCTTTGTGCCTGTGGTTGTGGTAAATGGGCTAAGCCTGGCAGAAAGTTTGTTAATGGCCATAATATGAGGGGCAGAAAAAGAAACCCTATGGCAATAGAAAAAACAAGAGCCAAAGTTCTCGGACAGAAAAGGCCTGATGGGAATTGGAACCCTTGGAGCAGGGGGCTTTCTAAACAGACAGATGATAGAGTTAAAGAGATGAGTGAAAAAATTTCAAAGTCTATGAAGGAAAAGTTTAGAGACCCTGATTTTTGCAAACGATGGGGACAATCCCATAGGGTTATGCCGAACAAGTTGGAACAAGAAGTTGAAACCATACTGGATAAGTTGTTCCCGGGAGAATATAAGTATGTGGGAGACTTTGACACTTTCATAGGGGGCAAATGCCCAGACTTTATCAATGTGAATGGTCAGAAGAAGATTATAGAAGTCTTTGGTAACTACTGGCATAAAGAGGGAGATGAACAGGAAAGGATTAATCATTTTACTAAGTATGGTTTTAAAACCCTTGTTATTTGGGAAGAGGAATTTGTGTCTAACAAGGATTTAGTAGTGAATAAGATTATGGATTTCCACAATGATTAACTCTGGGAAGGGGGACTGAGGAGGTTTGGCGCATTTCTCCCCGCCCCTTCCCTCTACTACCAAAAGGAGGTAAAGAGAAATGCGTAGGAGACATTCGAGTTCAGCAAGACCGACAAGACACCAAGGGATTGTATCCGGAGTGACTTTTGTTACAAGTCCTTCCGGCGTTACGATTTCCAAGAACCAGGTCCAGACCAATGATGGCTATATTCTCCACCACGACACCAGTGGGGAGAAGATCAAGATGGGAGTTCTGGCCTGTTCAGGGACTTCTCTTGATAGACAGAACTTGGGACTTACCACCATCAACCATGTAGTGGCGACTGCGACCACTGCGAAGTCTGGGGCTACTGCTATTAATGTGACTGTGAGCGCACCGAAGGAGAAATTCTCAGGGGCCACTGAGGTCTGCTTCTTTGTGTGGGACTATAATGGGGCTGCCTTTGGAAGTGCTTGCTCCTTGCAGTACTACGCAGTAGGAACCTAATGGCTTGACGGAGATGGAAAATGAAAATCGAAATAGGCCATCTTAGCTTGACATCTGCAGTCACTACTGCCCGTTCTCAGGCAATTGACATAAGCAGGGGGGAGTACTTCGGGGCCTGGTTCCAAACACACGGAGACTTCGGTCAAACCGGAGCAAGCTGTCAAGTAGTCTGGGAGGCCTCCTACACAGAGGAAGGGGCCTACTCCACACCTGTCGGGGAGGCGAAGCTTGTCTCGGCAGGTACCTCAGTTGGGGGTTATAATAGTGATGGAATTTACTTGAAGTCCTTCACCCCTGTATATCCATTCATGAAGTTCAAAGCTACTCATGACAGTTCGGCAGCAACTTGTGCTGCGGGAGTTACCTATGCACTGGTGTACAGGTAGAGAAGGAGAAGAACTATGACCAGCGGAGAAATGGAAGAGTTGTTCCGGAACCAGGCCGATATGAAGACAATGATCAAGTTATTTCAGGCAGAGCTGGGACACGTCAAAGAAGGGACTAGCAGGATAGAGGAGAAGGTTGACGAGCTGTACAAGATCCTGAAGGGTGACAACGGGGAGGGCCTGGTTACAAAAGTGGCCCTTGCCCGAGCATCCATAAAGAGGGTTTGGGGGTGGTTGAGCATTATCTCTACTTTTCTGGTAATGCTCACTTTGACTATACTAAAGAAGATATTCTGAAGGAGAGCGTATGACATGGGTATTTGTAGCAAGCGTATTGTCAATTCTGCTATTTTGTCCGAGGGTATTGTTTAATGCCTTTTCCTTACCGCAAATACTTGCCTTGAGTCTGCTCTCCGCTCTTGGCATTTTGCTGGGAGTAGGGCAGGGCTTGTATCCTGCCTCTACCCCCAGCTTAATTGCTTTCTCATTTCTCATATACATGTTCCTTTCTGTATTGTGGATGAACCCCGTCCACAACGCAAGAAAAGAACTCGGATTGCAGGCTCCCCTTGTACTTCTTTTTCTGCTCGGGGCAGTGTATGTTACAGAGCAGAACATCAAGTGGATTGCTCTTGCCTCAACGATAGTACTAGGATTAAATTCCATCTATGCCAATGCCCAAACTCATGGAGTAGATCCCTTTTTCCCGAATGAGATAAAGGGAGGGGGACCGACCACCAATGCTATAGGCTCGATCGGGAATCCGAACTTCTTGGCTTCTTTTTTCGCGGGGACCCTGTGGCTGGGAATATTGGCAGCAATAACTACTTGGCCAGTGGTCTCAGTCATCCCAATGTTTGCCTTGGTCGTTCTTTACAAGACCCATTCCAGGGCTGGGCAGTTGGGGCTGTTTTGTTCTTTGATATTTTTCATTTTGCTCCTGTCCTACTACAGGATCTTGCCCCATCATGAGGCAGTATGGACCTTGACGATAAGTGAGCTGCTACTGATTTCCATAGCTGTGGGGACTGCCTTTAAGGACAACTGGTGGGAGTTCTTCCACAAGCCGATTGACCCCAAAGGTCCCCAGGTTTGGTATGCTTCTTTCCGATACCGGCTGTGCTACTGGTGGGCTGGGTGGAAGCTGTTTAAAGAGAGGCCGCTGTTTGGATGGGGAATGTGGAGTTACCGCAGGGAGGTCTACCGAGCCCAGGCAGAAATCAACGAGAAGTACCCGTGGTTCCTGAACCAGAACCGATACATAACCCCCCAGCCCCGGGAGTGCCATAATGACTTCTTGGAGCACCTGGTGGAGTTTGGGCTCGTGGGGTTCGGAATCTTCGCGGCCTTTTTGGTATCGGTGTACTGGACAGGGTTCAAGTACTTGGGAAGTGCCCAGGGGACTGAGTGGTGGATAATGGCTGTCCTTCTGTGCAACTTGACTTCGGTGCTAGTGGATGCGGGGTTCTTCTTTGCCTTGAGGCTGCCTTCGACGGGGCTGATGTTCTGGCTGACTTGCGCCATGATAGTGGGTTTAGGAGGGAAAGAAGTTGTCCAGTTGTACTCGCCCTCTGTGGTGAAGGGGCTGTTGGCCGGGCTGCTGTTTGTCCCGTTTGTTTATTCCTGCGTCTGGAAGAGGGTGATGGCCTCTTACTATTTCAACAAATTTAGAACAAGAGGAGATGAAAGGGAGAAGGGGGGCAGCTTGTTGAAGGCCTTGGAGTATGCCCCACATGATACCATACTGAGGACGCATGCTTGTATAGCAGCTATGGACTGGGAGCCTGCCATCGCCAATATGCACGCTCAGATGATGGCAGACTTCTTTGACGGGATGACCCCTCTGGCTGTGACCTTGTATAACGTGGGGCTGACGAGGGCGCGGACGCAGAACATATTTGATGAGGCAGTTATCTACTTGAAGAACAGTCATTGGATGCTGCCATACTTTGAGCCAACCTTGAAATTACTTAATTCCCCTGACGGGGTCAGTCTCAGGAGTAGATACAAGGAGGGAGCAACTATGAGAATTGCGGACGAAGGTGTTATTTGGAAAGTAAGGGCATTGGCAAAGGACATCGAAAACCTTAAGAAGCAGCTTCAAGATCCCTCCCTACAAGGGATACGGAGGAGAAACTTGGAGTTTCAGATCCAGTTGGCTGACAAGGAGATACAGCTAACTTTGGTGATGGAGAAGAAGAGGTTGAACATACCAGACTCATGGGGCTATGACGTTGCCCAGGGGGCATTCTTTGACCCAAGGACAGAGAAACCGAATGGGGTTAGCGATGGACAGTCTTAAGCAAACTTTGGACAATTTGCTTGAGGATTCTGCTGTAAAGAAGTACTTGACAGGGACAAGACCCACAACGAGGCACGAGGCTTGGTGGTTGGTCAATGCCCTATCAACTGTGAGGATTTTAAATGAATTGGAAAAACTGAACAAGAATATTGACTTGCTACTTAAAAGCAAGAAGAAGAGACCAAAGCTGGGGGGTAAGTAAAGATGTCTTTCACCTATGACCCAACTACAGAGAGGGGAAAAGTAAGGCTCCTGATCCATGACACAGATGCCAACAGTTACGAGTTTGAGGACGATGAAATAGATGCTTTCCTAGAGCAGAACTCGGACTCTGTATGGCTGGCAGCGGCGGATGCCTGTAGGTCCTTGGCAGTGAAGTCTACTCCTACTGCTTTCATTTTGAGTATTCCTGGAGCTATTGAATTGGATAAGAAGCAGATAGCGAAGATCTATCTTCAGATGGCCAGGGAGTATGAGACCAGGGCATCTTCAGGGACGGATTTTGTAACAGAGTACATAGATTCTTATAATATAGAGTGGGATGTTCTTGGTACGGATGAAACTGAATATGTGGGGGACTAGGCTATGACACTGCTCTCAGATGCAGATTTGGAACAGATAAAATCTGACATCCAAGACATAGTACGGGACACCTCGGTGAACACCACCATAAAGTACAGGCAGAACACCGGGATGGGCTCTTACAGCGTTGAGCAGCAGGATGTTGCCGGGATATATACGGATTGGTCTGGGACTAGTGCGTTGAAGGGAATGTTTACAGAGGAGGAGAAGAAGAGCGGGATCGAGATGGGAGATGTGAAGTTTATAATAATGAAAAGTGCAGTTTCCAATACCCTCAGCACGAAGGATGTAATAGTGGAAAGTGGAACCAGCTACAATGTGAAGTACATAAAGAGCGACCCCCTGGATTTGGTTTATATAATAGGAGCATCGGCTGTATAAAGAAGGAGGAAGTGCATGGCTGCAACCAAGAAGATAACCGAGCTGGCAGAACTACTGGGGGCCAATGTTGATAGTGACAATGATGTTCTTGCCATAGTGGACCTGAACGAAAGCGAGACCAAGAGGATAAAGGCCGGTGAGCTGGTGGACACCCTGCTGGCAAAGAACAACATCTGGACAGGGGAACAGACCTTTAGCACGGCCCAGTATAGTTCCACTAGCAGAAATATCAGTACTCTATATGATCTTACAGACAAGAAGTATGTCGACGAGGCTGTCACTGCTCTGGGGGCTCGCTATTACACGTTGGACACTGCTTCTGGGGTAAGTGCTTATAAGCTGACTTCTCTTAATGCTTCAAGTGGGCCAGAGGACAGTGTCAGTGCTACGGACTTGGTGGATGGCGAGTATATTGCTGGCTGGGTCAGCCCAAATGCCGGCGAACCTTCCAAGTTGTTGGCCGGTGTCTACAACTGGCGCATATACGCAGAGAAAAC